CCCACGGAGACCCGCCGTAGATCCTCGCTTGCGACTGGCGCTCGCGTGGTGCCGCTGGCGATCCCGTACGGGCTGCTGGCCCGTTGAAGCCCCCCTTGAAGGATTCGACCGTCCGGTGGAGGGGCACGTAGGCTCACGGAGTCCATCTTCTACCTTTTCTGGGGCTTTTTTCTTTCGGGAAGGAAGTCAAGAACTGGTCCGGACGCGAGATCCATTTTTTTGAATGTGCATGGTTGACGGGCCATCTCCGTCAATTTTGATTGCCCTCGGGGCCGGGCACCCTGTCGCGGCAGGGCTGCTCGCGGTATGGACGCTTCGCTTCGGGCTCAGCGATCGAACCGGGGCGCTGGACGAGCTGCGCCGAGGGCGAACATAGGAAACGGCGAATGAACGCGCAAGAGGCAGACCGGATCAAGGCCGCCGAGATTGCGGCGGCGCGCTACATCGGGTGGACCGTCCAGGCCTTTCTCAAAGGCGATGCGGACCGCATGACCTTGGAGGCGGCACTCAATCGGTGGCTGCGCGCGCGGCGCGACCTCAGCAAGTTGGCATTCACCAAGGCGGGAATGACATGACCGCCGCCCCGGCCGTCAATGAGTTCGTGGCCTGGTTGGAGCGCTACGAGTCCCACCATGAGCTGTTTATCCGGGAGGTGCTCGACTTTCCCAACGATCTGGACCGGGCCCAGGGGAAGGACATCTACGAGTGGCAGCGCGACGCCTCGGCGGCCTACGACCGCCGCGAGCCGCGGATCGCCATCCGCTCGGGCCACGGGGTGGGGAAGTCCACCTGGCTCGCCTGGGTCCTCTGGCATCATATCCTGTGCCGGTTCCCCCAGAAGACGGGGGTGACGGCCCCGAGCGAGAAGCAGCTCTTTGACGCCTTGTGGGCGGAGTTCAAGGCGTGGGGACTCCGGTTACCGCGCGCGTTGCGGGGATTGGTCGAGATCAAGGCCGACGCGGCGGAGTTGGTCGAGCGCCGGCCCGAGTCCTTCATTACCATCAAGACGGCGCGCGCTGAGCAGCCGGAGGCGCTGCAGGGGCTGCACTCGATGTGGACCCTGCTGGTGGTAGATGAGGCCTCCGGCGTCCCGGAGAGTGTGTGGGAAGCCGCTGGCAGCAGTCTGACGGGGCCGCACCCCATGGCGATCCTCACGGGGAATCCGGTGCGCGCCTCGGGCTTCTTCCATGCGGCGCACACGACGTTGAAGGACCTCTGGTGGACGCGCCATGTGCCCTGTAGCGAAGTGCCCACCGCGACGCAGGCCTACGCCGACCTCATGGAGCGCACTTATGGGAGCAACTCCAACGTTTATCGGGTACGAGTCCTCGGTGAGTTCCCAGTCTCTGAGGATGACGTTCTTATCCCATTTGATCTCGTTGAACCGGCGCTTACACGCGATGTTACCGTCCACCGGAGCGCGCCCGTTCTTTGGGGACTGGACTGTGCGCGATTTGGTAGCAATCGATCAGCATTGGCGAAGCGGCAAGCTCAGCAACTTCTCGAACCTGTCCGCTGGTGGGCCAAGCTCGACACCATGGAGCTCTCGGCCCGCGTGAAGGTGGAATGGGACGCGACCCCGGACTACCTCCGACCGCTCGCCATCTGCGTGGACGCGATCGGTGTGGGTGGCGGCGTCGTGGATCGCCTGAAAGAGTTGGGCCTGCCGGCGAAGGGGATCAACGTCTCCGAGTCTCCCGCATTGCAAAATGCGGACAAGTATGACAATTTGCGCACGGAACTCTGGTTCAAGGCGCGCGAATGGTTCGAGCGCCGGGATTGCAAATTGCCCGAGTCCTACAAGCGGCCGGAGATCGTGGAAGGCCGGCGCATCGACCTGGTAGGAGAACTGACGCGGGAACGCTATGACTTCCAACGGAAGTCGGGGAAGCTGTACGTGACGCCGAAGAACCAGGCCCACTCGCCCGACCTCGCGGATGCCTTCGTGCTGACCTTCGCGGCGGATGCGATCACGCTGGCGCGGGGCCGGGACAACGCGCACCGGCCCTTCACGCCACGGCTTATAAGGGGCCTTGTGTGAAGCATCCGAAGCCGATTGAGCAATGGGAAGCGCAGCCAGCCTGCAGCGAATGCGGCGGTCGCCCTGGTCGCAATCCACAGACTGGTATTGAACTGCACGATGGCCACTATGCCCGCTGTTCACGACCGCGCCCGGCCATTGAATTGCTCCACTTTCCCGAACGGGTGCGCTCGAAGTATAAGGCGTGGCGAGAGGCGATCATCGAAGATGCTCAGCGGGAGGTTGATGCCATTGCGCCCGATGAAGAGGTTGCCTAATGCCTGAGAAGCGCGAGCGCATGACCCGCGAGAAGATCCAAGACGTGCTCTACCAGCACATCACGGATGCCACGACCTACCTCGAAGCCGAGCTCTCTCCCGACCGCGTGCAGGCGACGAAATACTACCGCGGCGACAAGTTCGGCAATGAGGAGACCGGGCGCTCCCAGGTCATCCTCACGGATAGCCGAGATACCATCCTGGCGATGTTGCCGAGCCTAATCCGCATTTTCCTCCCCACGTCAGGCCACATCATCGAATATCGGGCGCGCCCCAAGTCGCTCGATGCGATCGAGCAGGCCGTCGCCGGGGCCAGCCAAGCCACGGAGACCGTGAATGAAGTCGTGCTCGATCAGGACAACAATGGTTTCCTTGAGATCCACGGCGCCTTCAAAGATGGCTTGGCGCGAAAACTCGGCACATTGAAGTACTGGTGGGAAGATGGTTCGACCTACAAAGACTACACGGCCAACAACTGCGACGTGTTGCAGCTCGAAGCCTTGCTGAATGATCCCGATGTCGAGGTGACGAAACAGACGGAACGGGCCGATCCTACAGGGCTCCGGCGCTATGATGTCGAGTATAAGCATTGGCGTCGGGAGGGGTTTGCCCGCTTCGTCTGCACGCCGCCCGAGGAGATCCTGATCTCGCGGGATGCTAGGACGCGTGAGATGGCCTCCTTCATCGGCCACCGCACGGAGAAAACGAAGTCCGAGCTTCTGGCGATGGGCGTCCCGGAAAAAGAGATTGACGAGTGGGGCGGCCCGTCCACGGAAGTCATGCAATCCCTGGAGGAGATCGCCCGCCGGGGCGGGATCAGCCATGTGGATAAGGCGGCTGCGCCCTCGGAAGTGAAGAACCTGTGGATCGAGGGCTATCCCTACCTGGACCTCGACGGGGACGGGATCTCGGAGCTCTGTCGAGTCCGGTTGCTCGGCGCCGACTTCCATCTCATCGGCGATCCGGAGCCCGTAGACGAGCGGCCGTTCGCGTTCTTCTGCCCCGATTGGGAACCGCATGTCCTCATCGGCCAGTCCGTGTCCGACCGCACGATGGATATTCAACTCATGAAGTCGAGTATTCTGCGCGCCATCGCCGACGGGACAGCGGATAGCATCTTCCCGACGACCTACTACATGGAAGGCGCAGTGGATCGCCAAGCCCTGGAGTCCACGGCGATGGGCAAACAGGTTGCCATCCGGGATGGGCTCCAGCCCGCACAAGCGGTCCAGGAGATGCGCCACGAGTTTGATGGAACGGCGGCCTTGGCACTCCTCAACTATCTCGATGCGGTGAAGCAGCAACGCATCGGGCCACTACCGGCGACGCTCGACCCGGATTCCCTGCAATCAACCCCAGAGATCGGCGTGAAAGCGGCCGTGCAGGCCGCCTCGGAACAGGTGGAGTTGATCGCCCGCAACTTCATGGTGGGGATGAAGCAACTGGGCAAGGGTCTGCTCAAGTTGCTCGTGGAGAATCAGCCGCGTGCCCGCATCGTGCGGCTCCGGGGCCAATATGTCGAAGTCGATCCGCGGGCCTGGGATGCGGATATGGACGTATCCGTCAATGTAGCGATTGGCACGCAAGAGAAACTTGGGGTCCTCGCGGCAAATGCATTGAAGCAGGAGCAAATGCTCCAGGCCCTGGGACCGGCGAATCCGGCAGTCTCGGTGGGCCAGCTCCTCAATAGTTACCGCACCATGTTAGAGTTGCAGGGCATTCCGGACACGGGGAAGTACTGGAATCAGCTCCCACCGAATTGGCAGCCGCCGCCGCAGCCGCCATCCCCCGATCCCAACCTGCTCTTGGCCCAGGCCGAGATGACGAAGGCCCAGGCGAAGCTGCAGAAGGATCAGGCGGACTTCCAGATTGCCCAGGTCTCCGCCGCGCAGGAGATGGCGAACCTCCGGGCGCAACTGATGAGTAAGGAAGCTGAGCTAACGCTCAAGCGCGAGGAGATGCACCTCACCGACGAGCGGGAGCGGGACAAGGCGGAGGCCGATGTGGCCGTGCGGATCGCCGTGGCCAATGCTCAGTTTGGCTCGAGCCTCCAGATCGCCCAGATCGACGCCGATGTGGAGGCCCAGAAGCGCGAACTCGAGCGCGACCGCATGGCCACGAATGCGGTGCTGGCCCTCCAGCCGAAGGAGCCGAAGCCCATGAACGGCAACCCGCCGCCTCCGAAGCCCGCGCCAGCCCCTATAAAGAGGAAGGGGCCGAAGGTCACGACCGTCACCCATGATGCCCAGGGCCGGATCGCCAAGCTCACCACCCAGGAGCCCGACTAATGCCGCGTGCCTATTCCGTCAACCAAGTCCGGGTCTCCCTGACCGCCGCGATCACGGAGGCCATTGTCATTACCGCCCATACGAACCGTTCGCTTGTCATCACGCGGGCCTGGATCGCACAGAGTGCCAATACCACGAGCGCCCAGCAGGCGATTTCCCTCCTGCGACAGTCCGCCTCGGGTACCTCCGTCACGGCCCCGAACGTGAATCCGCTCGACCCGGATGACGCGGCGGCGGGGTTCACGGTCAAGGGCATGAACACGACCCTCGGGACCGATACCGCCGTGCTGTATGCCGATGCCTTCAATTGGCAGAACGGTTGGCTGTGGGTACCGGTCCCAGAGGAACGGCCCATCATTGTGGGAGCAGGGATCGTGGCGCTGAAGTTCTCCGTGGCGCCTCCGGCGCAGACGCTTTCCTGTGGGCTCGATGTGATCGAGATGGGCTAATGGTCGGTGATCCCTTTGCGGATTCCGGCAATCCGAACACGAAGACGCTGAAAGTCGCCCCGGTCAGCACCGATGCCGTGGGCGGCGACAAGACCTTAATCGTGGCGATTCCTGGCCAACGCTTGAAGGTCTATGCGCTGGTGCTCAGCGCCAGCGTGGCGACGACCCTGACGTGGAAATCGGGCGCGACTGCACTGAGCGGTGCCTACAGCATCGGGGCGAATGCGCTCATCGCGCTCGTGATTGAGCCGCCGGCTTATCTCTTCGGCACGAATCCTGGCGATCCGCTCATCCTAAACGTCAGCGGCCTCGCGGCCATCGCGGGCTGGCTGTCGTACTGGGATGACGACATGGTATGAGCTATCAAGTCCCGCTGACGATCCAGCGCAATATGAACGTGGCCACGACGCTCGGGGCACATGGCGTCGTCGGCTGGTTGGATCGCCCGCGCTTCTTTTATGAGCAGTTATTCCGACGCTCGGTGGCGCCCATCGGGGACGCGCCGGTGCCGTTCGCCTCATTGGCCGCCCGTCAGGGCTGGCTGCCTGCCGCCAAACCGTTCCCCATTAACCTGTTTGGAGCGCGCGAGGGCCTGCAGCCGATTGGCGGCACGCCCATCGCCTTCCCGCTCTTGGGTGCGTGGCCTGGACCCATGCCGCTGCCACGACTCGATCCGGCGCTGCTCCTGCTGCTCCGCGCGCTCTGGATTCTGCCCACGACGGATGACGGCGTCGTGCCTGTGGTGCCCCCGACGGTGGTGGGCGGCATCCGGCGCCGCCGACGGAAGCCCGATTGGACGCAGGTCGCAGAATTGGCCCAGGAGTTGGCAGGTCCAGATGCGATTCCCACCATGGCACAACACGAACAGGCGCTTGTACTCTATCTGCTGCTCTCGGGGGACCTATGAGTGAGTTGGATCAGGACGAAGGCCTGTCGGCTGAAGTCCAGGCCTATCAGGCCAAGGAAGTCCAGCAGTTCCTGAAGCATCGGGCGCTGGAAGAAGCGTTCAAGGCCACGGAAGCCCGGATCATCCGGCAGTGGAAAGCGGCCGACAATCCGCTGAGCCGGGAAATGTGCTGGCACAAGCTGCAAGCGTTCACCGATCTGCAGACGGAACTCCGGGCCTTCGGGGATCGCCGCCCCACGCTCGTGAGTTGACTTTTTGACAAAGGAGCCCTAGTATGCCGACAACCCCTGGATCGTCGGGCATTACCGCGCTCGACCCCAAGGCCACACTGGAAAAGGTCACGAGCCTCATCACCGAACTGGGTGATGAACCCACCGAGACCGAGGCCGCAGCCGCCCCCGCAGAGGCTGCAGCAGCAGAGCCGGCCCCATCGGAGACCGCGGCCCCCCCGCCCTCCGAGTCGGAACCAGCCCCAGACGAACAACGGTTTGAGGTGAAAGTCGATGGCGAGCCCGTCCTGGTCGATTTGGACGAGCTCAAGTCGAGTTACACCTACAAGGCGCACAATACGCGCACGGCGCAAGCCTTGGCCGAAGAGCGCCGCGCCTTCGACGCCGAATCTCAAGCCGTTCAGCAAGACCGCACCCGCTATCAGCAGGGCCTGCAACAGTTGACGCAGGCCTTGCAGCAGTTGCAGGGCGAGCCGGATTGGGACGAACTCCACAAGGAGTTGCCCGCCGACGAGTTCCTGCGCCGCAAAGCCGATTGGGAACGCTCCCGGGCGCATCTGGAGAAGCTCCAGCGGCACCAACAGGACGAAGCCCAAGCGGCGGCCGAGGCCCAGGCCGCGCAGTACCAGAAAGTGCTGCGTGCCGAACAGGACAAGCTCAAGGCGGCGATCCCCGAATGGGCGGACGCCACCAAGGCCAAAGCGGAACAGCAGTCCCTAGTCGCGGGCGCGAAGCACTACGGCTTCACGGAACAAGAGGTATTGGGCGTGGTCGATCATCGCGCCATTCTCCTCCTCCGGGACGCCTTGAAATACCGCGAGTTGCATCGGGAGCCGAACGCCCAGGCGAAGGCGAAAGTCTCAGGCATCAAGCCTGCCAAGCCAGGCACCCCGGAGCGCCCGCGGCCGAACGCGGAGTATCTGAAGAAAGTGGAGCGGGTACAGCGGACGGGTCGCTCCCGCGATGCCATGGACGCGATTGCCGATCTGCTGCCCGACTAACCGGCTGGGAGAGGACCCCCAGCCATGACAACCGAGGGCTGGGGGGCAAGACTCAAATGGCGATAATCGCCAACACCACCACGACCTTCGACATCAAGGGGATTCGAGAGGAACTCTCGAATATCATCTACAACATAAGTCCTTGACACATAAGCGCTTAGCGCTTATCTTTGGGACTTCAAATCTGACCATTTGCGGGAATAGCCTAAAGCCGTCCGGTACTCACAAGGTAATAATCCGGAGGATGGACCAATGGCCGATCCGCAGGAAAGACCCGATGGTGATTTACACTGGTTGGGTGGCATCATGGACGGTGAGGCAAGCTTCAGCATCTGTACAAGACGGGATGTCTTTAAGCGTATCCATCTTGTGCCAGAAGTGCAGATAGGCAACTCCTCTCCGATCATGGTGAGCGAAATCAAACGGATACTCGCACTCCATGATTTGCCCGTGTGGGTATCTGAGCGACCAGCTGGTGTAAGCAAGCGCACCAAGATCGCCTGGCAACTGATGGCGAGAGGTCCGAAGCGAGTTGAGCGATGGCTCAAGGTACTCGTACCCTACCTCCGCTCGCGACGGCACGATGCGATGATCGTGTATGACTTCGTGAAAAGTCGCTTGTCGAAACCCCATGTGATGCCATACTCCGAACAGGAACTCACATGGTGCGACCAACTCCGTAAAGGGAATCGCGTTCGGGTATCCTCAGAGACTTTACGTCAGACGCTCGCAGGCCAGATTCTCGGCGCTCCGAAGCGAGTGAAGATAAAGTCCGAACTCACGACGAAAGCGTGAGACGGCGGCAGAAATGACCGCCGCTCGTCGCAAGACGAGGTAACAGTTCGGAAGATACGCCCTTCATGTCGAACGCCGGACGCGAGTCCGTCGAGAACACGCTCTACGAATGGCAGCGGGATGTGCTCGCCGCGGCCGTCACGAACAATGCCCAGATCCAGGGCGACGATGTGACGGCGTTCTCCGCCGTCACGGCAACCGTCCGCATGGGCAACCGCACGCAGATCAGTCGTAAGGCCATCCTCGTGGCCGACACGGTGGAGGCGGTCTCCAAGGCCGGCCGCAAAGCGGAACTGGCCTATCAGATCGCCAAGCGGTCTGCTGAACTGAAGCGGGACATCGAAGCCGACTGTCTCGCGAACATCGGGGCCGTGGCCGGTGGAACAGCGACCGCGCCGGTCACGGGCACGCTCGGGGCCACCATCGGCACCATCGATGGCTCGAACGTCTCCATGGGCGCGGCTGGGGCAAATGGCACCGACCCGCTGCTCTTTACCGTGGCCCGCACGGACGGTACGACTAGGGCGTTCACCGAGGCGCTGCTCAAGACCGTGCTCGCGGCCGTGTGGAAGAACGGCGGCTCCCCGGACACGATCATGGTGGACTCGATCCAGAAAGCGGTGCTCTCGGGGTTCGCGGGGATCGCGACTAAGACCTACAGCCAGACCGAAGCCCGACCGGCCGCAGTCATCGGCGCCGCGGATGTGTACGTCGGCGAGTTCGGCACCTATTCCGTCGTCCCCAATCGCTTCCAGCGGGCGCGCGATGTCTGGGTGTTCGACTTCGAGTACCTGGCGCTCGTGTACCTGCGGCCCTTCCAAGTGAAAGACTTGGCCAAGACGGGCGACGCGGAGAAGAAACTGCTGCTCGCGGAATGGGGACTAAAAACGTACACCGACTTCGCCCACGGCATGGTTGCGGACGTCGCCTAGTAGCGGAGCGGAGCGGGGGCCTGCGGGCCCCCCTCCCTTGACTCGAAGGAGGACTGATGGCCCGCAAGAGTAGCGGCGAGATCGTGCTGCCCGACGAGCCGATGACCGCCGAGGAATGGCTGGCGCAGGAGCCATGCCCCGAGTGCGGGGGGCGGCCGAATTGGAACCCGACGAGCGGCGTGCATCTGAAGAACGGCCACTCGGCGCTCTGCTCGAAGGCGCCGTAGCATGGAACTGGTCGCCCCGGCTGAAGGCATCGCGTTCCGAGACCTCGCGGCGACGGTGCAGGCGGTGCGCACATCGCTGCCCACCACGCTGACGGGCTTTATTGTGGTGAATAACCAAGCCGCCGTGACGTTTGTTCAGTTCTTTGATGTTGCGACGGCGGGGGCCGTCACGCTCGCCACGACGAATCCTGATCTTGAAGTGTCCGTTGCGGCGAATGCCACGCTGCCGATCTTTCTGCCCAGTGGCGGCCGGAAATGTCGATTCGGACTCCAAGTGGCAGCCACGACGACGGAGAAGGGACTCACCGGGTCTGCCGCAGGAGTCCAGCTCTTCGTGCTGGTGGTGAACTGATGCGGCCGCTCACGCTCACGGCTGATCCGGCACTCCAGAAGGTCGTGCAGTTCCATGACCTGAACGATGGGCGCTTCGCCGTGGATACCGTCTTTGACGTCGAGCGCATCGTGGACGAGAACACGGCCGTCCGCACCAGTCAGCCCGATGGCTGGAAGGGCCGCGAGCATCTGGTGGCCTCGATCCCCATGCCGATCTATCAGGCGCTGCGGATGACGTGGCAGGCCCTAGGGCTCTCGACTCAGGAGAAGCAACAGGCGCTCAAGCGGTTCCTCAATGATCCCGACAACGCGAAGTTCCGCACGAAGGCAGGGAGGCTATGAAGAAGCTGCCGCATGACTATCAGAAAACGTCCAACATGGTCGCCGTCGGGCCCGCACAGCCCAAGCCCGCAGTCACGCGCGTCAAGACGGACGGCCGCATCGGCTCCGTCACGCCCCCGAGCTATCTCAAGGGCGGCTTCACGGTGGACAACAACAAGAAAGCCTCGCCCCCGACGGGGCAGCTCGGGAGCCAGGCCAAGAGCCACATGGCGCCGGGGCCGAACGTCGGGCCGACCTGGAGTCCGCGCGTGGCCAAGGCTCGCAAGATGGCGCGCCCGAACCCGAAGCCGTACGCCAATCCCATCAATCGGGTGGTCAAGGGTCTCCGGCCCCTGAAGCCCACATGAGCATCAAGGACGGGAAGCCCGACGCGCACCTCTGGATGCAGGCCGCGGTGCCCAAGAGCCGGCGCGGCATCTTCACAGCCAAGGCGAAGAAAGCTGGCAAGAGCGTCCAGCAGTATGCCCGGGCGAAGCAGCACGCCCCGGGCAAGCTCGGGAAGCAGGCGCGCTTCGCCCTGAACGCGAAGAAAGTGGCGCGTGGCGCTTGACACGTATGCCAACCTGCAGGCGGCCGTCGGCACGGAGCTCAACCGCGCCGACCTGAGCGCCGTCATTCCGGATCTGATCACCCGGTTCGAGGTGCGGGCACGCCGGGAGCTCCGGGACTGGCTCCGCACCACGCTCACCGCGACGAATGTCACCGCCGACTATGTGCTGCCTACGACGGTCTCCGACGTGCTCTCGGTTAGCTACCACGACGGCACCTCGGGCGCGCACAACTTCTCGCTCGATCTCGTCTCCAAGGAAGCCTACCAGGGCTGGATGGACCTGCAATCCGTCCCCGTGGCGACCGCTGGCCAACTGGCCTACGTGGACTTCGACGCCGATGCGGGGACGACGACGTTGCGGTTCTGGCCCCCAGCGACCAGCACGGGGCCGATTGCGAACTTGCTGATCGAGGTCGTGAAAGTGCTCCCGGCTTTGTCGGCGACGCAGACGACGAACGCGCTCCTTCGAGAAGCGCCTGACGCCTACCTGAATGGAGCGTGTGCGGAGGCCGCGAAGTACTTAATGCACGACGAGCGGGTTGCTCTGTGGGCTCAGGAGCGTGACACCGCATTCCGTGCCCTCCGCATTCTCACCGAGCGCCGCCTCTATGGCGGCGCTCCACGGCGGCGCACTTTATCTCGGGTCTTTGGCTAGGAGTCACGATGCCTAACTTGTCTCGCGTGGATCCGCGTTCGCTGCCGCAGCTCTGGGCGTGGTTTGACGCCACGTATCCCAACGGGTTCGGGGCCGCGCTCCCCGCTGATGCCGCGGCCATGAGCCAGTGGAATGACCTCTCGGGCAACGGGCGGCATCTTGTGCAAGCCACGGGAGCGAATCAGCCGCTGTTCCGACTGACGGGCGGCCCGAACAACCTTCCCTCGGTCAACTTCGTCGACAATACCGACACCATGCAGATTGCGACTGCCGGAGCGAAGGCGCGACCCATCACCGTAGTCGGGGTGTTCAAGAACACGGTGGCCGATGATGCCAGTTACCACATGGCCGTGACGTTCAACGCCCAGCGCATCGGGGTGGGCCTCGACTGGACGGGGGCGAACAACACCTTCATCGCGCGGGACGATGCCGCGATCATGGCGGGGGCGACGGTGGCTGGCGACACCACGACCTATCACGTCCAGAGCTTCGTGGCCCAAC